GTCGCGCGTTACCCGTAGAAGAAGAAGCTAGACAGTACCTTTTACCGTCGGGCAGTGCGCTTTGCCGCCGCGAACTGCTTTGCAAAGAACTTATTGAAGTGCTTTTGAGCATATGGCAATCCCTCTTTATAAAACGGGAAGCGGCTTGGTATTCTAACCTGACCTTCGTGCAACAGATATAATAACTTCAACGGATATCTGTTCTTGGTGCGGCGTTCCAATATTAATGTTTGATCTCCCACCTTTTGAATAAACGCACGCGGCCTTCCCAATATGGTTCGCGGCTTATATCTATTATAACTAGCACGACCGCGAACGCGTGGTCTATCTCTTGCAGGAATAGCAACAGATGTTCCGCGCGGCGTCTTCGTTCCGCCTTCTGCTTGGTCTGTCATATATTCGCGACCAAGGTGATCATATACTTCGGCGACCAGATCACGCTTAGACCTAGAACGCTTTACGCGCAACAACGCACGCGGAAACTGTTTGTTCTTAACGTCAAACGATTTCGGATATGTCCTATCGATTGTGTTACCACGCAAAGCAAACGCTGTATCATTCAACGCACGATGCGTGGCGAACGGTATCTGGTTCTTGCCGAACGCATCAATCGCTTTAGCCAGCGTGGATATATTAGAAGAGATGTTGATGTTCATTGAATCGTGCCACCGTCCATCGTGAAGACAACAACATCATCATCGTCATTGCTGAAGTCAGCTAAGACATAGCCGCAGTTATCACACGCGATGATGCCGCTGAACTCCTCAACTATGCAGTGCGTTTCTTTATCACACTGATTACAGATGATCTCATCACTAAAGAATAAAACCTGACTCATACGCTTAACCTAACCTAAAAAAATCCCCAGCACAAGGCTGGGGCAGTTGGGAGGAACTAATCATCTTTAGCATAATCATCGTAATTAACCACGTTGTCAACATCAACGCATTCAGCACCGACAGCCGCATAGCCGGCTATATCTACCCAACTATCCCGATGCGCCGGATTGTCAAGCAATCGCGCCATCTTTATTCCGATCATCGCCAACGGTACTTGATGCGGTGCTATCTCAATATCCAACAGCCCCATCCAGATAACCGCGATCTTCGCGTGCAGATCATAGGCATCACCGTACTCACCACCACGCTCTTTAATGATCTTCAGCGCGTCTTTCAATATATCTTCTTTGTTCATAACAACTCCCTAAAATGGAATTTCATCATCTAACGCATCATCGATAGGTTTTATGCTAACGACTTCAGCACCGGCGAAGATTGACTTAACTTCATTAACCGCCTCGACAACCGGCTTGTTCTGTATGGATAACAGGTGCGCTATCTCACTGACAGAATATACTAACATCTGACGGTTATCACGCGCAACCTTTGTGCAATCGCCTTTTGTTTTGCATACCGCCAGCACCTTACCATTAGCCATCGGTGCTTCAAAGTAATCACCGGTCACTTCACTATGCCCTCGCGCGATTGCTTCCTGTTCTAGTTTTGCGTAAGCGCGTCCAGTCACTTCCACCTGACGCACGACTTCCATACCATCGTTACTATCGATAGCCTTGTTAAGCCTGTCACGTTGCTGATAGAACTTATCGCGTAATTCGAACGATACAAGTTCTTGTAATCGATCCACGCCCCAGCGAACCTCATACGAACTAACCGTTGCATCGTGATCCATCAATGCACCCTGTATCCGTTTAAAATTAACATCATCATTTCTTGCGATACGTTGAACCATACCCCACCATCCTCTCATTGGTTGTCTTGCTCGTTTCACCATAACTTAACCTTACCTTACTTCCGCCCCCTATAGGGTGGCGGTAAGGTAAGTAAGGTTGTTACGAACCTTACCAAACCTTACCAAACCTTACCTAAAATAGATCATCTTCGGTAAGGTTGCCATCTAAGCCCCTGATAATACTATACCTTTTGTTTTCAAATTTTATGTAATGTCCTGTAAGGTGTTCTCTCGCTCTTGTTCTTCTCGTGTAAGCCGCCCCTCTGCTAGGTGCATCCGCATTCTTTCCATTTTTAGCCCATAATAAATTGTGTGCTTCGTGAAAAACTTTTTCATCGACATAGTTTTTTTCGCTTTTGCTGATCAAGTCTTTTAACAGGTTGTACAATTCTACGTGTTCTTCATCAAGAACAGTAACTTTAATATCATTATCGTTCTTTACCTTCTTTTCAGTCAGTTTAATCACCGCGCTATCGTCAGAAATCAACGCAACCTTTTCAAACGCGAACTGCATATCTGGTACTGGTTCAGCGTCTTTCTGCTTTTCAACGTGCATCAACACATTTTCTTTACCAGCCGCCTTGACTTGCAATGAAGTATCAACCGCGCCCAGAAGCGCATTAGAGCCGCGCATACCGCGACTTGCATCCTTACCGCTATGGTGTATCGCCAGCAACGCGCAATCAGCGTGTGTGCGTATCCTATCGCACGCCGCAACGAATATTCCACTTTCTGAACTGCTATTTTCTTCCATACCGACCATCGATCTAGCGACAGTGTCGATAACAATAAGCCGATAGCCACCGCCGAAATGATCAATGGTATCGATCAGTTCCTGTATATCCGCTTCATCACGAAACTGCACCGCCTTCGGCACAACTTGAAGCGGAACGTTATCGTTAAGACCATAATGGGTTTCCCACGCTTTGACGCGCTTCCCAAGGCCGCCAACGCCTTCGCCGGCTATATACAGCACCTTGCCGCCGTCAACCGTCCTGTCGTGCCACGCACGCCCATAAGCGACCGATAACGCTATGTCTAAGGCGATGAACGATTTACCTACGCCCGGTGCGCCGTATAACGCGCTGAAACCGTGTTTAGTTATCACGCCATCGACCAGCCATTTAACCGGTGGCATATTACGGAGTTCGCTTAATCCCAAGATAGGCAGTATCTTCGCCGGCGGTTCATCCACCTTCGATTCGATCTTCAGTGCGTTCTTAACTAACTCACGCAGTTGCTCGATAGTGTTGCCGGCATCTAGCCAATCAACCGCATCGCCTTTATCTGGCAGATTAGGTAGATCAACGCGCTTAACCGCCTTTGCGACCGGCAGTAATTCGTTAATGACCTTTATCGCGTGCTTATCGCCGGCCTCATCATTGTCGGGAATAACCACCACATTACGCCCAGCGAAATACGCGTTTAACTCTGGTTTCCAATTCCCAGCACCGCCGTGGTTCGTTGACGTTATAACGCTATAACGCTTTAACGCATCTGCGGCTTTCTCGCCCTCGACTATATAGATGGTCTTGTCAGGGTTGGTCAGGATATCGGGCAGATTATACGGAAGCGGATCAATGTCTTTGACCGACCATATCCAACCGCCATTGCCGTCTGGTCTGCGTTGTCGATATGTTTTCTTACCGCCTTCATCGATGCGAATAACCTGATACGCTTCAACGCCATCAGCGTCATAATAGGAATGTTCGGTCGTACGCTTTAGCGTACGCTCTAACGCCGGCTGTACGCGCTTCGATATGTTGAACTTCTTTTCGGCAATATCAGCGATTGATTGCAGTGATGCGCCTTCGTGCATCCTGATCATATCCATAACGCCACCACCTTCACCTAGTTCGTGGTCAAAGAAAGTGCCAGCCTTTTTGTCGATAACCTTGCTGAATTTATTGCCGTAATAAACCTTATCACCGCTTCGCTTTGTCGGGTTTCCCAGATAATGCGTGGCAACAGGTTCGATGTATGCCGCATAATTTGTTGTCATTGGTATTCTCCCAGTTCTCCCAGTCGCCAAGAGCGATGGCGGTCTAGCTGGGAGAAACTAGACCGCCATCTTCTACGACCTAAAACAAGTCGTCATCCGACTGAGCCGCTGGGGTCGGCGCAGGAGCGACAGGTTCAGGCGCAGAACCTGTCAACATATCAGGAGCATCCACCCAGCCTGATATGTTCCATTCCGGTGCTTTAAAACGCAAATCGCCTTGTGGCGTGCTTACCTTCACTGCAACCGTGCCAGTGATTTCAACAACCGGAACTTGACCGGGATGTTGTGCTTTGGTTGCCTCGAAAGCATTATGCAGTTCGTCTAAAGCCCTCATTACAGTTTTAGCAGAATGTGAGAATTCACGCAAACCTAACTGCTTGGAACAGATGCGAACGCGAAACGCACGCTTAAAGTCGCCTTCCGGTTTGGCTGGAATAGCCTCGCCTACCTTAACCATCTGAAAATCCGGTCTGCCAGACTCAAATGATAACCACCCAACTTCCAAATTATCCATATCCATTACGAATTTGACCGGCAGAGCAATTTCGCTTTCATCTTTCATCCATTGACCGGATGCGTCTTGAACGCGATCTTGCTTAATTAGATCACCAGCTTTTGCATCGTATTTAACGATAGGCAGGATATCCCCAGTTGAAGTTGACTCATCTAAATTAAAACCTAATGCCATAACGAAAACTCCTATAACAATAACATTAGTTGCATTTGACTTCATCAAACGTGAAGCCGCTAATCGGGTAATAAGCAAACAGATCGACCGGATCATCCCGATCAGTGCGTCTGCTTATCCCGATATCGTGTTCAGCATCGAAATTAATGATGCCGATACGATCCGTCCATTCGACTAGTAATTTACACTTTAGCCCAGTTGCGCCTGTTAAGTTAGACGCGGCAATGACTTTGTGCAAGTTCACCATCATCGATGGGTATTCCGTTGATGCGAAACTGCGCGTCTTTATTTCGATAAAACCAATGGCCTTATCGCCGCGCACCAATAACGCATCCATAATGTACTTGTTGGGCAGATCAACGCATTCGCATTTGTATCGTTCAGCAATAGCCGCCATAAGTTGCTTTTCACGCGCAATAGCGTCTGGTGTTTCATACCAAGTCATAGCAACTCCCTGCACACATAGAAAAACGTTTCCATATCCATTTCGCAAGCATAACGCCAGTCGTGAGGCATTCCGCCGCCAGAACGAACATTGAAGTCTTTAATGCTGGCAACCGCCTCAAGCGGAACGCGCACGCGCGGCTGTTGCCTATCATAACGATAGATCAGGCAGGGGAACTTGTTACCGCCGGCCTTACGCGCCGCAACGCATACTTGATCCCACCATTCCGGCTTTGCCTGATAGCCAAGGCCGTAACGCTTGCACTCTATCACGAATGGGAAGTTAGTAACTTGAACTGGTTCGATGTCAGCAAGGCCACCTTCGCGCGTTTGCGATAGGATGCGCTGGAACTTGATGCCAAGTGCTTCTTCAAGCAACTTACAGCATTCACGTTCCCAAGCGTGTCCCTTATCACGACCACCACCCGGACGCATTAGCTGATTGCCCCAGCGTTGCGCGTTGCAATTTCTATCCGTTCTTCCTCATCGCGGATGCGCTTCAGTTCGTTGAGCATCGTTTGGTCAACAAACGCCGCCATAGAACTGCGGTTCTTGCGTGAATATTCCGCGATCAGATCATAGGTTTCTGGCCTGATGCGGATGAATAAATTCTTTAAATGGTCTGACATAACGGTGACTCCTTTAACCATTCTATATATCAACCAGATATCGTCTGGCAATACCTTTGATATTTTTTTTAAAAAAAAGGTATTTTTTTGTTGCAATGATATCAAAATGCTATATATTAAGGATATCAGGACAACAAATGGGAGATTTACTGATGACTAAATTACGCCAAATCGTAAAAGACGCTTTCAAGTGCGATGAACTGGTTTACCAGTTTAGTGAAATCGATGTCGAAGACGGCTTGATAGCTGGTGAAGATGTGATGGCAGAGGTCAACGCTGAATACGTTGATGAAGCCATCGTTAAAGAAGCTGAGTGGCGGCTTGACATTGCCTACGAGAATATTGATGACTGCACTGGCTGGGATGGTAGACCATCGCGTCCAGAGGATTACAGGCTTTACAAAAAAGAGGCCAAACAGCTTGAGCGTTTTCTTAAAAAATATAGGGTGGCATAAGCCACCCCAACAGGGAGATTATCTGATGACTAAATTACAAATCAAAATGGCTGAACTAAAAACGCTATCAATAACCGAAAACCCACAAAAGGTTATCGATTTATGTTCTGCGATTTTTGGGATTACTGGAAACGGTGGTGGTGCGGCTGATGGCGTTAGGGACTTTGTTGGCGGTAAGATGCGTCTGGCACAACAACAGTTGAAAGGGCAAACCAATGATTAGAATGTTTATTATAACCACCGCAATCGCATTAGCCGGTTGCACGCGTTATGAACCGATTGTGGACTTACGCGCATCAGAAGATAAGGCGCAACTGTTCCAGCGCGACCTTAACGAATGTCGCCAGCTAGTCGATCCGGCTAAATCAATCTGGACGATTGGTGATGAATATTGGGTTATCGAAATGATTAACAACTGCTTAAGGGGTCGGGGGCATTCGGTATTATGATGGATTACAATAAAAAAATATCCGCATCAGTCTTTGTGCTTGAAGACAGTGAATATCGTATGGGCAACGATCTGCCGATAGAAATCTTCAGCACCAGAAACGAAGCGTTGGATGCGTGGCGAGATGCCGGCGGTCGGTTTAGTGACTTCCAAGGTTATTTTGCACGCTTCAACTGTAAGAAAGGTTTAATCGACTTCATAAAGGAGAAACTGGGATGATTAGACGACCCGAAGAAGAATTTATTGTTACGTTCGAGGCGAAGGCGAACATCAGCGTGCTGATCAGCGCACCGGATCACGAACTAGCAGTAGAACGCGCACAACTAACAATAGAAAATATGACCAAAAAAGAGTTGTGTGAAAATATTGACGATTTTTTTATCAGCGAATTTATGGAGATTAACGATGCTTAGATTTTTAGGATATATCGCCGCCGCTATTTTTGTAATGGGTTGGCTAAATGTTACCGGTGATCCGTGGATCACTTGGTGGGGTGCAATCGCTTATATGGGGAATATGTAAGATGTATGACTTGTTTAATAAAACGAATATCTTTCGCGTAACATTAGAGTGTGACGAAACACAACTAATGAAACTTATTAGAAGCGGTCTTATCGATGAGGCGAAAATTGAAGCCACAGAAAAGATGGCGCAAACATCATCTGATCAACATCTGCCCAAGGCTAGACGTTGGGAAGTTTATCGCGCTATCACTGACTTTTTCGATGATGCGGAATTTACGCCAGATGATGTTTCCATCTATCTAAATGGCAAATACGTCAATTCAAGTGCCGCTAATGTATCATCCTTTTTGAACAGCATTAACAAGATGAAGCTGATCACAATCGTTAGCAAGCGTGGAAAGAAAAACGTTTATCGCCTTAAAGATAAAGTCGGACATAGGCGTTTTAACGACATTCAAAAGGAAACACGGAGCAACGCCAATGGTCGGTAAATTAACACCTGATGATATGATCAGCGCATCGGTAGTCCCAGTTATACTGGGGCTATCGCCGTACAAAACGCCTAACGAACATCTAAAGCGCATCATCGCGCTTGATGCCGGCGAACCTGATCCCGAAACCTTTAGCGGCAACGAAGCCACGCATCACGGCGATGCGTTAGAACCGTATATCTTAAAGACTGCTTGTCAGCGTTTAGGCATTGTCGAGGCTGATCTAAAGATAGACGAACCGTTCTTTTACGATAAGGCGCGTCTTGCGGCATCGCTTGATGGTATGGGCAAGCTAACCGGCACGATCAAGACCGATCCTAATAACGGCATTTACGTTATGAACGAACGCGGCTGGATCGATGTTGACGGCTGGGGCTGTTTAGAAGCAAAACTAACCAGCGCAAATGTTGAAGACCGACCAGCCGCTTATCGCGGCCTGTGGCAGATACAAGCGCAGATGATGTGTTCTGGCTTCGATTGGGGTGCAATCGCAACGCTTTATCAAGGCGTGACACTTCGGATATTCGTATATAAAGCAGATCGCGCGATGCAAAGTCGTATCATCGAAGCGATAACCGAATTTGAACGCCGCAGAGCCGATAAAGAACCTTATCCGGTATCATCAAGCGCAGATGGTAATAACGCCTATCCTGTTGCATCTGATGCCGTTCCAGCGATAGATTTCGCATCGATACAAGGTGGTCAGAAGCTAGTGTTAGATTTAGCTCAAGCCAAGGACAACAAGAAAGAGGCAGAACGCCGCATTGATGAACTGGAAGCATCCATTAAAGAAGTTATGGGTGATGCGTCAGCCGGTGAAACTGAGATAGCCGGCAAGCGTTATATCGTGAAATGGCCTATGCGTAAGGTTCGGGAGCAACCGGAAAAGATTGTGCCGGCTAAACCCGAAACCGTATCGCGGCAAAAGACGTTAACGCTGAAGGTTATTTCTTAGCTTTGACGCTATCGATAACGCCACCGCCGAAGTAAAAACCAAGAATAATCAACATAGCATAATTTATGCTGAATTGTTCCATCACCTTAGTGACGGCATCCGGATCACCGTATCCGGATATCGTCATTCCTAGCACGATAAGATAACTGCCCAAGAACGTGCCGCCAAACATCAACGCAAGATAACGTTGCGCGATCTTGAATGGAGCGTATGAATTCATAAGCGCTATTCGCGCGTTGCTCTTTGCAACGATCTCTTCTTCGGTACTGGTGTGCATATCATCGATAAGGCTCAAGCCCCTCTTAATTACATCACCACCCCCAAGGATAGAATTTAGGACACCCATCATTTTAATAACTCCATACGTTCGGACGCGGATCGCCGGTGTAGGTGTCCAGATGCAAGAAACGCGATGTTCCGCGTTGCTGAACGCCAATGCCGGTGAAACCTAGTTCTAAAGCAATCTTAATTATGTCATACGCCTGTTGACCGTCACAAGCTATATCGACAGCACAGCCGCGCGTGTGTACGCCGGGTGCAGACTTAGATGCTTCGATGCTGTGGCGCGGATCACGAAAGCCGCTAGTGACGCGCATAGGCGCACCATAGGCGGTTCGCAGTTCCTGCAACTTATCCATAAACGCTTCCTGCATATGGTTCGTGCCGGTTTCCTGACAGTTAAATTCTTTTTCCGTAAAGTTCGGATATTTTGACCAATCCATTATATTCTGCCTCTTATGATTTCAATCGCCTTCTTAAAACTGTCTTCTTCGATATTACGATTTTCAAAATACCTTTGACTAAACCGCTTTGAATATTGTTGAACTTGTTCTGTTGCGTAAAAGACAACTCTGCGGTCGTTAATCGAGCAACAAGCAAGCATATCATAATCGTCAATCCTTGGCAGTATCTTCTTGCTTGATCCAGTTCCTAGCTGAAACTGATAACCATATGTGCTTTTGCTTTTCGGTTTTAACGTGGCTGATTTCACTTGAACCCGGATAAACTCTTGCCCAAACCACGCGACCAGATCAACCTTATCTTGCGCTGCCAATGATACGCGCCAGCCCATCTGCAACAGCGATGCGGCGGTTATATATTCACCAATCAGCCCGACCGTGGTTTCTGTTAGCATCTATCCCCTTAAAAAATAAGCGACAGTGCCAGCAATTCCGACCATCAAAACAACCGAAGCAATAATAACACTAACTTCAATGATAAACTGTCTTTTACGATATGCCTTTAATTCAGCTTCACGGCGTTCTGTTCTAGCTTTTGCTTGAAACGCTTGCCAATCCGACCACAGTCTAGGACGACCCATATATATCATAATTTCTTTTAATTCTTTTTCTCTTTGATTTATAGCCTCGATAGCCATAAAACGCTCAAGATCAGAACCGCCAGCAGATGCCTTGTGCTTGCCAGCAACCTTCTTTTCTAAACTTTCTTTTGCACCAACAAATTTAGCAACAGCAGAACCAGCCCTAGCAATATCACCAGAGTTTTGCACCGCCTGTTTGATAACAGCGAATGCGGCATTAGCGGCGGCTAGTTCTGCTAACATCAGTATACTTTCGTTTTACTAGGGTCTATTGCTTTCGGTAAGCAGTATGCTGTAACCCTATCGCGTGGGTCAACTAAATCCAAATGCTCGTAATTTCCGTGAGTTCGTGTGACTTGCTTTGCGAAATAATTACAATCATCAACAGAACGAAAGTGTAACATATTTTTAGCAATTGCTCTTCGGTCATCGCCTACACCTTGATACATAACTAAAACGAATGCGACTACCCATTCGCCCATCAGACCAGCCTAGCTACTACAGCAGTCGCCATCACAACCATTGCCAAAGTAGACCCCATAATCAAAGCCTCTAATCGCCACATACGCTTGTCGAGTGCCTTAATCCAGCCCTGTAACTGTTCGTATCTTACAGCGCATTCTGCTTCGTGACGCTCTAGGTGGGCTTTGGTTTCGTCCATCAGTCAGCCTCCGGCCAATCAGCTATTGGAGCGACACCATCTTCAGGCGCATCGAACAATGCCATAAACGCTGTATGGTCAGCCGCCGCATCTATTGCCGCCTCGATTGTGTTTGAGGCAGTACGCACATCAGCACGGTATGTCAGCGTTGCGGCTGGCACAAGGTATTCAGAAACCTCTTGTGCTTTGATTACCATCCAGTCAGTAGGCTCTAACAGCCCACCAGCTTGTGTTTTGATTGTGGCTTTCCACACCGACTTGAGGCCAAGGATGACCATCTGCTCACCGTCTTCCATAATGGCATTGCCATCTTCATCAACCGCATTGACATCATCCAATGCTTTAGGCGTGTTGGCATCCCAATAAAACCTGTTGTCGAATGACGCTGGTGGGTCAACCCAGACTAGGCCAGCCGCAACCTTCTCATCGTCAGACCATCTGCCCCAACTTGTCGGATGCTGGATGCCGTCAGCGTTTTTCCAGCCACGACCTTCTCTGA